ATTGCGGTTGTCTTTGTATAGACATAAAATGTTGCGGTTGTTCCTGTACCAGTTGCAATTGTCAAAGATGAAGATCCTGATGTTGCTCCTACTGGTGCAGCGGTTGTGTGTAGTGCAGACACGATTGTTGCGTTTGTTGCTGTAACAGAAACTGCTGTTCCTGTGTCAACTGTTGCGACGAACTTAAGTGCGTCTGCAGCGTCAACTGTGTTGTCTGCAGGGACTGGTAATGCAGCAGGAGTTGCAATGGAAGTATTTGTAGTGTTTGCTACAGAATCCAATGATACAGCGACTGTCATTACAGCAGCACTTGCAGGTGTTGCTACGATTGTTGCGGTAGTCATGGCTGCAACCATGGCTAGAGCGATTTTCTTAAATGAGTTCATTTAATTTATTTCTCCTTGTTTTATAGTGTTTTTAGTCTATCCAGATAGTCTTTTATATCTTCTATTTGGCTAGTCTTATAGTGTATCACATTGTCTGGTAGTTCGTCAAACTGCTTAGGCCTATCCCTAAAAGTATGAACCTCTACCTCAGTGTCTGTATTTTTTGGGGTATGTGATATTGCCCCAAATATTGCTCCACACACAGCATCAGCCAAGTCCTTTGACTTTTTGCGTGGGTGGTCAACTCTATCATTTCTCATAATCTTTAACTGTGTTAATTCATCAAATAATAAATCTATGGCTGGCATGGCAAGTCTTTCCTCATATACAAGCATGGCCATATCCTCGTAGTGCTTCTTAGCAACAGAAACAGTATCAGTCTTCATTCCTACCTGCTTGAGTTCATTCTGAATATCAAATGACTGCCAACGGTCAAAAGAAACCATTCCAATATCAAACCCTATCCTTCTAAGGTTCTGGATCCATTGCTTAACCTCAGAAAGATTAACTGGACCTTCAACCTTTGGCTCCCACCAAGCAACGGCATCTACCACTACGATAGGTGCTACTTGTTCGTAGTTGTTGATTACTTGTATGTTTACCCATTTTTCTACATGTGCAATTGCTACAGCACACTTGTCATGCTTCTGTGCAAGGTCAGCGTGAACATAATATTTCTTAGTTGGATCTGGCTTAAAGGCTTCATCAAATCTTTTAAAGTTATCTATTGGGTTTCTTAATGTCATACAGGCTCTTACTTTATCTGCTTGTTTAAAGAAAGCATCTGAAGCAAATGTTGGAACACATGCAAAGCGCATCATAGCATCACCAAGGTCTGTCATAAACGCAATCATAAAATCATCAATCTTGCGAGTAGGATTTACCTCCCATGTCGGTCTCTTTAGTGCAAACACTCCTGGATATTTATATGAAATTATATGATCTTCGTCCCACGAAATTTGAAACTTATTGTCTGGGTCTGTATCTGGAAGCAATGGATTAATTATGAATTCATGTGTTCTTTCAACTGATTCTTTTTCAGCAATAACTGCATCATATCTTTCTGAGATAAAGTCTCCTGGATATCTTGGGAATGAAAGCAAAACAACTTTCCCCAAATCTGGAAAACGAGAGTCTACTGATCCACGAAAAGCCTTATAGATGTTGTCTGCAGTCTTTCCTTGCTCATTGCCCGTTCCGACCTCAGATGCAAAACCAGAAATCTCATCAAGAACTGCAAGAAGAAGGTTTAAGCCCTCATGTGATTCACGCTCTGAGTGACCAGAGTAAACAGTAATTGATTTATCAAACTCAACTGAGTCTGCCTTAGCATTATACTTTCCAGCAAACCAAGGGGACTTTTCAATCTTAGATTTAAAACCTTTAAAGAAAACATTCTTTGCTTGTTGTGCGTTAATAGCAACATTGATAAGGTCAATAGCGTCTCCAGAAGGCTTTCCAAAATACTTTGCAGGGTCTTTAAGGCATAAAAGTTTGTATACGATGTATGAGCATGCTACAGTTGATGTAAAGTCTTTTCCAGATCCCTTGCCAAGTTGCAGGATGATTTCATTCTTTGTATACTTTTCATAATAGCGAGTTCCTTTTTCTTCTCCCATTATGTCTATCAAATCTTCTTTACGATAAATCTGACTCATGGCCTCAACAATATCGTATTGAATATCAGACAAAGGTGGCTGACCAAGGTAGTCTGGAGACTCAACAAATGTCTTTGCATCTACTGGGGTTTCTTCAAAGTGATTGCTTTTGAGAACTTCTAAAAAATCATCAAAGTTTGCCATTACTGCTCACTAATTGATTCAGACACAATCGTTACTACTTCATTTTGTTTTGCAATAGCAGATAGCCTTTGCATAATAATGTCTCTTACTTCAGGATGTTCTGACGCTATGTCTCTAAGAATTCCTACAAGAACTTCTTGTCTTCTTTCAATCTCAATCATTTCTTCTGCAAGTTCTTTGTTCTCAAGTAGGCCAGCCTTCTGTAGCATATCGATACGCTTAGACTCAATGTCCATTACAAGTTTGATTGCAGCAGTCTTTGCGCTAAGGTTGTTAGTCATTGATGCTTCATCAATAACTTCGTATGTACGAGATACTAGTTTGCTGTAGTGAGTGTCTGCTGCAGCAAGTGCCTCTTTGGCACGGGCACGAATTGCATCGTTAGCAGATGCCATAACCTTCCACTCATTAATAAGTGTTACTACTTTAGTCCTTGGGATGTCTAGTTGTTTAGAGATTACCGTAGGGTCATTTCCCTTAAGATATTCTTCTACTACTTGATTAACTTGATCAAGATGCTTAACTAGATCATCTTCAGTTGACATTATTTAATTCCCTTGCTATTTTTAACAATATAAGATAGCCGATTAGGTCGTCTAAATCATTGTCGCCAACATAAGATCCACCTCTAGTTATTCTAGAAAGTTTATCGTCAATGCGAACATGAAGTTGTTCTACGCTATCTGATGTGGCAAAAACTCTAACAGGGTTAAGCGCAGAATCTCCATAAGATTTATTTTTTGCAATTAACATTTCTTTGATTTCATCACAAACCTGAGCAATAGTAAACTGTGTCTCAGAACTCATCTTCATCCTCCTCATCACTTAAATCAAAAATATCTGGAAAGTTTTTAAAGGAATTAATAACATAGGCTATGCCTACGGAACTAGCCACGGTAATGGCCAAAATAATCTTTTTTGTTTTACTCATCGTTTAGACTTCCTTAACCCAAATTTTGCAAGATACACATAAATAGTTTCCACGCTTACCCCACACTCCTTTGCAATCTCGTCTGGAGTCTTTTTGTCCATAAGATAGCGCTTACGCATAAAGACTTCTGATGTATATAGTTTAGCAGCCATGACGTTATTTGTCAACCCCTATTGCCTTACCCCAATTTTTTAATGCCCAGTGTCCAATGCCACAGGCATCTGCAACATCGTTATCTGTAATAGTTCTGTCATAGATAGTATTAATAAACTTAATTGTTCTTTCTTTACGAAGATTTCTTTCATAGGTTTTATACCAAGACTCTGACTTTCCTGGGTGCTGAGAACGAATAAACAGTTGTTCATCTTTTGATATTTTTTTATTTCCTATATAGTTTTGCCAAGTTATTGGAGAAACTTTTCCAATGATCTTGGTTCCAGTTTGTCCTGCTGATCCAAGTATTGCTCCTTGCACTAACGCAAGGTCTGCAGCAGTTTTAGGACTATTCATAAATACCGTATGCTCAATAACTATTGCTTCAAACCCTTCGTATATATCAAAAAATGCTTTTACCTTTTGACCTGCATCCATAACTTTTTCATATATATCATTACCCTGAAAATTTATTTTTCCTACAGTTTTTAAATCTTCTTCCTCAAACAAAGCAAAAGCAAGACTATTGGTACTAGCATCAATGGCACAGATAGTATGTGGTTTTAATTCTAGCCCCCATTTATTTTTTACCATTTGTTTTGTCCTTAATCTTTTTTATTGCTTTGCTTACTGCGTCTGGATTTACCGAACAAGATGAGCATACTGCAAAATCATTGTATATCGATAGTGGCATAGAGCAAGACTTGCAAAGTCGTGTCTTTCCTTTTCTTTTTGCTCTTTTTGATTGCATATATCTTGCAGCAATTTTTTCTTTTGTTGCAAGTTCTCTACACTCAACAGAACAGTATATTTGGTAAGATACAGACTGAGGAAATTGTTTATCGCAAAAGTTACAATGTCTCACTTAGAATCTCCAGGGGTGCAATCTTTATTACACCTTGTCCTGCAGACTCACATGCTTTTCTAATTGGGCATGACTTGCATATCTTAGAGTTGGACCTATAGTTCTTGACTGGCAAAGTTTTATCTTCCCATGCCTTTCGAACTGTCCTCATCCAATCAAATGCCTGGTCTACCCACCGACGGTAATGATCGTTTACTTCTACGGGAATCAAAAGAAGTTCATGATTGTTTTTGTTTTC